TCCCAGTCGGGGGCGTTTACTGGTAGCGCCGGTTTCCCGGCGGATGGCCACTCGCGGCCCAGATTCCGATGGGTTACAAATTCTAAAAAATTCTGGATTGAAGATAGATCTGTTTGAGCACACATTCCGGAGTGCTGGAAATATCTACGACAAAGCCGTAGTTGCTTGCGCCTTGGCCGACGGAACTCTGCAAGCTGCGGAACTAGCATCCTTTGATTTCGGGCGTAACCCGCCAATCTTGCTGGATGGTGTGAAAGTGGCACCTGCGCCTGGTAGGTCAGTGGGCATTATTCTATTCTGGGACGTTCAACTGGCTGCGCGGGCACCCGAGGAACAATTCACGAACTTAGATCCTCTTGTTACCAGTTGGTATCCCTACTACATAGAATTTATCCGGCCTATAGAAACAAGCGTGCATTTGAAGCTTCAACTAGTTCCATGTGATGCACCGTACACATACGCGTTCCGTATTCTCGCTGACGGTGAGCCGGTGACAAATGTCCTCTATTGGTGACCAGCCAGCGCTCGTCCCGGCGGCTCCAGAGTCGCCGCGCGGACATCACGCTCTACTTGAGTTCTATCGGTGTGGGCTCGATGTCTTATTGGATTCCGAGAGGCTCGAAAGGCTTCTACGTGATGCTGCAGCACGTGCAGGAGTGCAAGTTCTGCATTCGTACTTTTACAGGTTTGAGGGCGGTGGCGTAACGGGGGTGTTAGTGCTAGCCGAGTCTCACCTGTCTATACATACTTGGCCTGAGCATCGTTATGCAGCGGTCGATTTTTTCACGTGCGGAAGTGGACGACCAGAGCGAGGGTTGGGCTGCCTTCGCGGTGGACTCGAGGCAGCTGAAATGAAGATCATTACGGTGGTGCGTGGATCATCGTCAGAGTTCGGAGCTCTTTTGCCCATATGGTTATGAGCGGTTCCTATGTATTGAGTATGTGCACAGCGCCATGTTCTCGGATTGATCCGTACGAACCTGATGAGACTATGCCCACCTGTCACGCGTCAGATGCAATATGGGGTTGTAAACTCCCTCGCGTTTCGCTATATTGACGACGTCGGGCGCGAGGTGCGCCCAGATAAAGCCCGCTAGGTGAAAGCCTCGCGGGCTTTTTCGTTTTTGCGTGGCGAATCCGCGCGAGGTATGTCAATGGCTGCCCGACCGATGAAACCCTGCAAGCACCGGGGATGCAGCTTGCTGGTCGCCGATGGCAAATCGCATTGCAATCAGCACGCGCATGAAGCGGTCAAGTGGAAGCCCGACACGGTGCGCGGCAATCGGCATGCGCGCGGCTACGGAAGCGCATGGGAAAAGATCCGGCAACGCATTCTGAGGCGCGATAGCGGTCTCTGTCAGCCCTGTTTGCAAGCGGGGCGCGTGACGGCCGCCGCTGCTGTTGACCACGTCATCGCGAAGGCGAGGGGCGGTGCCGACCGCGACGAGAACCTGCAAGCAATCTGTCGTGACTGTCACGCGGCGAAGACGGCGCGCGAGCGGTTGCGGTGACGAGGGAGCGGCTGTGCCGGTCGTTGCCCGCCCGGCGGATGCGCCGGGCCGGGAGGGGGTGAAAATGTCTGAAAGGCGTCGCCTTCGGGACCGCCCGCTTCGTCGAATTTTTACGCCCGCGAAATTAAAAATTCAGGAGTTGGCCAGTGGGAGGTATCGCGTCAGTGCCGGGTCGGGGCAGAAAACCCAAGCCGACCGCACGGAAAGTGGCTGCGGGAAATCCCGGCAAACGCGCGCTGAATAAGGACGAGCCGGATTTCGGCTTGGTCACGAACATCGAGCCGCCAGAGTGGATTGACGGCGAGGCGCGTGACATGTGGGAGCGCGTTGTTCCGCTGCTTTGCGGGCAAAAAATCTTGCAAGTGACCGACCTGCACATTGTCGAAATCTTCTGTGCCGCGTATGGCAACTGGCGCACTGCGCAGGACGATTTGACTCGCAACGGTCCTGTCGTCGACAGCTCGCAAGGCAGTCCGATGAAGAATCCAGCCGCGACCGTAGTGAAGGAGGCAGCTGCACAAATGGCGAGCTTCGGCGCAATGCTCGGGCTCGACCCGGCTAGCCGGCAGCGCCTGGTCGGCGCGAAGCCGAAAACGCCTGACAACCCTTTCGCGAAGCTGCTCGGCAAATGATTGGAAGACATGGCGACGAATTTCCCGCGCGTAGAGCAGGGGCTCAAGTTCGCGCGAGAAGTCGTTCGCGGCAAGCGCTTCGCTTGTCGGTATGTGCAACTTGCTTGCAAGCGCCACCTTGACGACCTTGCGGCGAGCCGAAAGAAGGATTTCCGCTGGAAGTTCGATCCGGAAGCCGCTGAGCGAAAGCTTGAGCTCATTGAATTGCTGCCGCACACGAAAGGCGAGTGGGCGTTCAAGGGGCAACTGGTAACGCTTGAGCCCTGGCAGAAGTTCGGCCTGATGGCGACCTTCGGATGGGTCAACAAGCGCACCGGCAAGCGCCGGTTTCGCGAGAGCTACTGGGAGGTGCCCAGAAAGAACGGTAAATCGGTGATCGCGGCAGGCGTCGGTCTCGGGATGTTCGTGCTTGATGACGAGTTTGGCGCGGAGGTTTATTCCGGTGCGACGTCTGAGAAGCAGGCATGGGAAGTTTTTCGGCCAGCGCAGTTGATGGTCAAGCGCTCGCCGATGCTCATCGAGTCGGCAGGAATCGAGGTCAATGCCTCGAACATGAACAAGCCGGCCGACGGGAGTCGATTCGAGCCGATCATCGGCAACCCCGGCGATGGCGCATCGCCCTCGTGCGCGATCGTGGACGAGTATCACGAGCACGATAGCGCCGCACTGTACGAAACGATGCTGACCGGCATGGGCGCGCGTCGTCAGCCGCTCATGTTCATCATCACGACGGCCGGCGCGAACATCGAAGGACCGTGCTTCGACAAGCGCCGGCAGGTGATCGAAATGCTCGAAGGGACGGTTCCCGACGACGAGCTTTTCGGCTGGATTTGGACGATCGATGAAGGGGACGATTGGACTGATCCGCTGGTGTTGGCGAAGGCGAATCCGAATATCGGAATTTCCGTCTATCAGGAATATCTGGAGAGCCAGCAGCAGCGTGCGATCAAGTCCGCACGCTTCACAAACACGTTCAAGACGAAGCATCTGAACGTCTGGACGTCGGCGAAGGCGGGCTATTTCAACCTCGAAGACTGGAAATCGTGCGAAGACCGCACGCTGACCCTTGACCAGTTCGAGGGGCAAGAATGCGTGCTCGCGCTCGACATGGCGCGCAAGCTCGACCTGAACAGCATGGCGCGGCTTTTCTGGCGCGACATTGACGGGCGGCGGCACTACTTCTGTGTCGCGCCCCGATTCTGGGTGCCAGAGGACACGGTGCGCAATGCCGATAACCGTCGTATGGCGGAGCGGTATCAAGCGTGGGTCAATCAGGGCTTTCTGCTCGAAACGGACGGAGCGGAGATTGACTATCGCGACATTCTCGAGGAGGCGAAGGACGCAAACCGGTTGTGCCCGGTGCATTGCACGCCGCTCGATCCGCACGGAGCAACGAACCTCTCGCATCAACTCGAAGACGACGGGCTGACGCCGGTCACGATCGTGCAGAACTACACGAACATGTCCGACCCGATGAAGGAGCTTGAGGCGGCGATTGCCGCAGGTCGATTCCATCACGACGGTAATCCGATCATGACGTGGTGTGTCAGCAACGTCATTGGCAAGAACCTGCCGGGAAATGACGACGTGGTGCGTCCGATCAAGCAGGGCAACGACAACAAAATCGACGGCGCCGTGGCGCTCATCATGGCGATGGGGCGCGCAATGCTTGCCGATCGCGTCGATTCAGAGTCGATCTACGATCAAGGAGTGGGTGTTTGAATTCAATTGCTATTGCGGCCTGGGTGGCCGGCCTGCTCGGGTTTGCGCTGCTGGTTACGGGTGTGGTGCTGCTCAGCCTGCCGATTGGGCTGATTGTCGCGGGTGTCCTGCTTCTGTTGTGGGCGCTCTTGGCGGATATGGCGGCGGCTCGTGCACAGCGAGTCGGGCAACCGAAGGAGTAGCCCGATGTTTTTCAGTAGGCAATTGCTGTCCAGTGGTGGTCAGACGCAGATGGGCGGCGGAGGATGGCTGTCGGCACTGATAGGTAGCTCGCGGTCGGATGCCGGTCAGGTGGTTACGCCGGCGAGCGCGTTGTCGCTGACGGTCCTGCAAAACTGCGTCACGCTGCTGTCGGAGAGCATCGCGCAGTTGCCGATCGAGCTGTATGAGCGTTCGGGTGACGACAGGAAGCCGGCGATCGATCACCCGCTGTATTCGATCTTGAAATACGAGCCGAACCCGTGGCAGACGCCGTTTGAGTATCAGGAGCAATCGCAGGTCGCGGTGGGTCTGCGTGGCAACAGCTACAGCTTCATCGATCGCGACCAGGACGGAGTTATCCAGGGACTGTATCCGCTCGATAACGAGGCGGTGACGGTCATGAAAGGCTCGGACCTGACGCCTTTCTATCGGGTCCACGGATCCGATCCGATGCCGAAGCGGATGGTGCATCACGTTCGCTGGATGTCGATCAACGGCTATACCGGATTGTCGCCGGTTCTGCTTCACGCAAATGCAATCGGGCATGCGCAGGCAATCCAACAGTACGCCGGCAAGTCGTTCATGAACGGCACTGCGCTGTCAGGCGTAATAGAGCGGCCGAAGGAAAGTCCGGCGCTTAAGGATCAGGCCAGCGTCGATCGAATCACGGACGGCTGGAATGCGAAATTTGGCGGGTCCGGCAACGCGAAGAAAGTCGCTCTGTTACAAGAAGGCATGACCTTCAGGCCGCTGTCGATGACGAACGTTGACGCAGCGCTGATCGACGCGTTGCGCCTTTCGGCGCTCGACATCGCACGGATTTACAAGATCCCGGCTCACATGGTGAACGAGCTGGAGCGAGCGACGTTCAGCAACATTGAGCATCAGTCGCTCCAGTTCGTGATCTACACGCTGTTGCCGTGGGTCAAGCGGCATGAGCAGGCGAAGACACGAGACCTTCTGCTGCCGTCGGAGCGGAAGCAGTATTTCATCGAATACAACCTCGCCGGGCTGTTGCGTGGTGATCAGTCGTCGCGATACGCCGCATACGCGGTCGGGCGCCAGTGGGGCTGGCTTTCGATCAATGACATCAGGCGACTCGAAAACATGCCGCCGGTCAAGGGTGGCGACATCTACCTGAGTCCGATGAACATGGTCGATGCGTCCAAGCCGCAACAATTCCCCGCCGGGGAGACCGAGCCGACGAAAGCGCAGATCGACGAAATTGGGAGGATCCTATCTTGAAACCGCACCTCAGACTCGCAAGTCTGATTTTCAATCAGCCGCAGCTCGTCACCGACCCGATGATGTCGCTCGCGGTGCAGTGGGCGAGCCAGGCGCTTAACCTGAACATCGTCAACCTGACCGTGAGCGGAGTGCAGCCGAAGATCATGGAGGATGACGAGTTCGACAGTGGGGCGCAGATGGCTGCGGCGTCGGAACGTCGCCGTGCCCTGGTTGCCGACACCGGGATGGACATCATTCCGGTGTCGGGAATTCTGGTGTCGCGCTCGGCGCATATGAATCCATGCGAGCCGATGACTAGCTACGAGGGCTTGCGTACTGCCGTGAATCAGGCGGTTGCGGATCCGGCCGTCGAGCATATCGTTCTCGATATCGACAGCAACGGCGGTAGCGCGACCGGTGCGTTCGAACTGGCTGACGACATTCGCGCTGCATCGCTGGTCAAGCCGATCACGGCCATCGTCAACTTCTCGGCCTTCTCGGGTGGATATCTCATTGCTGCTGCGGCTTCGAAGGTGATCGTCAGTCGCACGTCGGGCGTTGGGTCCATTGGCGTGATCGCCAACCATCTCGATGTCTCGAAGCGTGACGAACAGCAGGGGATCAAGGTCACGTCGGTATTTGCCGGCGATCACAAGAACGACCTGACGCCGCACGAGCCGATGAGCGATCAGTCGCTATCGTTCCTTACCAGCATGGTGCAGAACAGCTACAAGCAGTTTGTCGACGCGATCGCGAACTTCCGTGGCTTGAGCACGCAGGCGGTGAAGGACACCCAGGCGGGCATCTTCTTCGGGCAGCAAGGAGTCGACGCCGGGCTTGCGGACAGCATCGAGACGCCGCAGGCAGCAATCAACCGGATTGCTGCGGAAGTGCGCGCATCGCGAGCCGAGCGTCAGCGCGGGAGCACCCGACGTAGCGTGTCGGCGCGTGCGGTGGCAATGAATATGCAATCCATGATGTAACCAGTCGCAAAAAATCGGATTTCCACGATCAACATCAGAGCGCGTTCGCGTCTCAGTTGAGCACCACCACCTTCGGGTGGCATTTTTTTTGGAGAAGGGTAAGTGAATATCAATGAACTTCGCCGCGAACGCGCAGCCATCAACCAGCGAGTGCAGGCGTTGGCGCAGATCGAGGCAGGCGGCACGGCATTGTCGGCCGATCAGCAGGCCGAATTCGATCAGATCAGCTCGAAATTCAACGATCTGAGTTCGCAGATCGAGCGCGCCGAAGCCGCCGAGCGGATGGCCGCAGCTGCCGCAGTACCTGTCGATCCGACGCCGGCCGCAGTCGCTGCACCGGGTGCGGCCACTGTGCACGCACAGCCGAAGGTGCCGGAAGTGAAGGGCGCCAAGATGGCGCGTATGGTTCGCGCTCTCGCGGCGGCGCGAGGCGACGCGCAGCTCGCATCGAAACTCGCGATCGAGCGTGGCTTCGGTGAGGAAGTCGCGATGTCGCTCAATACGCTCTCGTCGAGCGCAGGTGGCGTGCTCGTGCCGGAAAACCTGTCGAGCGAAGTGATCGAACTGCTGCGCCCGAAGTCGGTGGTTCGGAAGCTCGGCGCGCGCACACTGCCGCTCGCGAACGGGAACATCACCATCCCGCGCCTGAAGGGCGGCGCAATCGTGGGATATATCGGCGCCGACAGCGACATCCCGGCAACGCAACAGCAGTTCGACGATCTGCAGCTGACGGCGAAGAAGCTCGCCGCGCTGGTGCCGATCGCGAACGATCTGATCAAGTACTCCGGCGTGAATCCGAACGTCGACCAGCTCGTTGTCAGCGATCTCACCTCTGCGATCGGCGCGCGCGAGGACAAGGCATTTATTCGCGACGACGGTACGGCGAACACGCCGAAGGGCCTGCGCTTCTGGGCGCTCGAAAGCAACGTCCTGAAGGCAAGCGACGGTTCGACGTTGCAGAAGATCGAAACGGATCTCGGCAAGGCCATTCTCGCGCTCGAAAACGCCGACGCGAATCTGACGCAACCCGGCTGGATCATGGCTCCGCGCACGTTCCGCTTTCTCGAAGGCTTGCGTGACGGGAACGGCAACAAGGTCTATCCGGAACTCGCAAACGGCATGCTCAAGGGCTATCCGGTCGGCAAGACGACGCAGGTGCCGATCAACCTCGGTGAAACCGGCAAGGAGTCGGAGATCTACTTCACTGACTTCGGCGACGTGTTCATCGGCGAAGCGGAAACCCTCGAGATCGACTACAGCAAGGAGGCGACTTACAAGGACGCGGCCGGCGAAGTGGTCAGTGCATCCCAGCGCGACCAGACGCTGATCCGCGTGATCGCGAAGAATGACTTCGGCCCGCGTCACGTCGAGTCGATTTCCGTGCTGGCCGGCGTGACCTGGGGCGCGTAAGCGAAGTCGCAACCGTGCGGCTCGATCCGTCGTGTTCGGGCCGCCATTTGGAGAGAAACATGAAGGTGGTCAAGTTCAAGCGGCATTACGCGCAGTACACGCCGGGCGACATTGCGGGGTTCGTGGACGAGCATGCAGACCGGCTCGTCGATGCGGAAATTGCGGTGATGTCCGAACAGGAGCCGAAGGAAACGAAGGCGCAAGCGAAGGCCGAAACGCTCAAGCCTGCCGCGGCGAAGGGGTAATCCGAGATGGCTGCTGTTCTCGTCGAATACCTGGACGACGTGGAGCCGCTTACCTTCGAAGACGTTGCGATTCAGTGTCGAATCGATGACGAGGAGGAACGGGAGTTCATCGAGCGCACGGTGATTCCCGGTGCGCGTCAGGCGGCCGAGCGGAAGTCAGGGGCCGCGATTCGAAAGGCTCGCTACTTCGAGCGGCTGGCGGGTTTTCCCGTGGGTGATTTTCCGCTCTCGATCGGGCAAGCGCTGCGCGTCGACAGCATCGAGATTCGCGATGGCACCGGCACGGCGTCGACACTCGATCCGAAAGGGTATGACCTTGTTCAGCTCGGGCGTGAAACGTTGTGTGCGTTGCTTGGCGCCACTTACTGGCCGAACGCACGAGCAGTGACGATCACGTATCAAGCAGGGATCGACATCGACAAGCACCCGTCGGTGCGGTCTTGGATGCTGCTTGCGGCTGCGTGGGCCTACGACCATCGGGAGCTTTTCTCCGAAGGGCAGGCAATCGCACAGATGCCGGACGGCTATGCGGACCTCCTGCTTGACTCGATCACCGTTCCGCCGAGGTTTTGATGAAAGCCGGGAAACTGAAAGAGCGAATCGTCATCGAGCGCCGAAGCGGTGAAGAAAACGAGAACGGCGAACCGCTACCAGATGCGTGGGTCGTGCATGCGCGACCTTGGGCAGATGTGCTGTTCGTGAACGGAAAGGAACACGTCGTCTCAGGTGCAATTCGAGGTTCCACAGTCGCCAGCATGCGTATTCGATATCGGGCAGGGCTCGACGAGCAAATGCGTGTGCGATACGACGGCCGGCTGTACGACATCACGGCGGTGCTGCCCGCACGGACGCGTGGGTATCTCGACCTGTCGGTAAAGGTGGGAGAAAAGTATGTCTAGCGTCCAGATTCTCGGGCTCGCTGATCTGCAGGCCGATTTCGCGAAGCTTGCTAAGTCGCAGTCAACGAAGGCGCTCCGACGCGCGACATTGGCGGGCGCTAAGGTAATTCGCGACGAGGCACGCGCTCGAGCGCCGAAAAAGACAGGGAAGCTGAAACGGAACATCGTTTCGGCGTCGCTTCGACAGAAGGAGTCGCCTGGTATCGCAACGGCTGGCGTGCGTGTACGAACGAAGGGCGGAGCCGATTCGCTGAACAATGCTTTTTACTGGCGATTTGTCGAGCTCGGCACGCAGCACATGCGGGCGCAGCCGTTCGTACGGCCGTCGTTCGACACCTCGATCGACCGGGCCGAGGGTGCGATTCGAACCGAGATCGCGCGTGCGATCGATACGGTGATCGGAGGTCGGTTTTGAGCACGCTGGTAATTCGAGATGCAATTGGTGTGATCGGCGCTGCCAAGGGCTATGTTGCCGTAGCACCTTCCAAGTCGACGTCACCCTACTACGTGGTGTCGCGTGTGAGCGGCGCGCGCGATATGGCAATCGGCGGGGCGACGGGCGGAAAGGCTGGCGCGTTCCAGATCGATGTGTACGCGAAAACGTATACCGATGCTGATGCGCTTGCGGACCAGGTGATCGATCGCGCGTCGACGAGCGGGCAGTTCTCTGTCGGTGGCATTGACGAGCTTCCTGACGACTATTCGAGCGATACCGGAGATTTCCGGGTAAGTCTCGAAATCTCCGTGCAGTTTTGACGGATTTTGATGTGTGTATGGCCCGCCGAGTGCGGGCCTTTTTCATTTGAGGGGTATATGGCCGAGAAGAGCAAGCGCATCAAGGCGCAGGGTACCAAGGTCGAGGTTTCGAAGACCGTATCGACGGACCTCGAAAGCAAAACGCTCACGTTCGTCGATCTCAACACGACGGGCAAGACGTTCCAGTGGCAGGGTGGCCAGTCGTCCGAAATCGATGCGACTACGCTCGCGAGCGAGGAGAAGGAGTACGAGCTGGGGTTGCCCGATCCGGGCGAGTTCTCGGTCGACGGTAACTTTTCGTCGACTGATGAGGGGCAGGGCATTCTTCGCGCAGCGCGCGCTACCGGGGAAAAGCGCGTCTTTCGTGCGACGTTCGTTGATGGCTCGCAATTCCTGTTCGTCGGCATGGTGCGGCAGTACACGTGGTCGGCTGGCGTGGACGGCCTTATTACCGCGACGTTCAGTGTGCGTGTCAGTGGCTCGCCGAAACTGACGCCGCCTGCTCAGCCGGCCGGCTAATCGATGGGGCGCACCAAAGGAAATCTGATGACGAAGAGTCCGACGAAAGCTGGCGCGCTGCGCGCCGCAATTTTGAATCCGCTCGCCGGTTGGCGGCACGAACTGCTTCCGATGCCGGAGTGGGACGGGGAAACCGTGGCAGTGCGCGAGCCGTTGCTGGAGGACCGTGCGTTCTGGCTCGAACCGCTTCGGGTGGTTGCAGGTGTCGAGCCCGGGGACGGCGAGGAAGCGGCCCGCGCGAAGTACGAGCGTGTCAGTGCCGAAGAGCACAAGCTGGCTTCCGCGCGCCTGTTCGTTCGCGTTTTGTACGTCGAGACGGCGGCCGGATGGCGTCGCGAATTCGAAGACGGTGACGCTGCTGCGGTCGCGACTGCATACGGTTCCGCACACGATCGCATCGTCAACAAGGCGATCGAACTCGGCAATCTGAAGGTCAGCGCGGAGGATGACGGAAAAAAGCCCTCCGCCGAAACCCCGATCTCCGACTCGAACTGACGCTGGCGTTGCGGCTCGGCAGGACACTTGCCGAGCTGCGTGCGGTTATGTCGTCTGCGGAGTTCTCTCTGTGGCAGGCGCTGGACGCCGAGTCGCCGATCGGTGATGACCGTTACGACTTGCACGCTGCGATGGTGGCATCGGCGGTGTTCCAGGCGCAGGGCGCGAAGGTGAAAGTGTCCGACATGCTGCCGAACTGGGGTGGCGGTGAGGTGGAGTGTGCTCAAGAAGTTGCGGACGATCCGTTCTTCATGGGCCTCATGAGCATGGCAAAGTAGGCGGAAAGCAATTATGGCAACGAGTCTGCGCGAGCTGATCGTCAGCGTAACCGCGAATACGACCCAGTACGATCGGCGCATGCAGCAGCTCGGGTCGGCGGCCAGCGGTTACTTCAACGCAGTCAGGGACGGAGGACGGGCCGCTGACGCCGCATTTGCGTCGAATGCGTCTAGCGTACAGGTGACGGTGCGCGCGATCGAGGCTGCACGTGGGTCGATTCGCGGCTACGCCGAAGCAGCTGCTGCTGCGTTCGGCGTGCATCAACTTATCGAGTACGCCGACGAATGGACGAACCTGAGCAACCGGCTCAAGATCGTCACGCGGGATCAGATCGACTTTGCGGTAGCGCAAAACGATGTGGTGCAGATCGCTCGGTCGACACGCCAACCGCTCGACGCGACGGCTGAACTGTATCAGCGGATCGCCAACAACACAGGCCACCTTGGCCTGTCGATCAAGCAAGTGGGTCCGCTCGTCGAGACGATCAGCAAGGCGGTCGCGCTGTCTGGGGTTTCGGCCGATACGGCTCGGATGGGTATCGTGCAGCTCGGCCAGGCGTTCGCGTCTGGTCAGTTGCGCGGCCAGGATCTGCACAGCGTGCTCGAAGAACTGCCGGGCGTCGCTGATGCCATCGCGCGCGGGATGGGGCGCAGCTCGTCCGAGCTCAAGGGGTTGGCGGAAGCGGGAAAGCTGACGGTCGAAAACCTTATCGATGCGCTGCATGAGGCCGCGTCGAGCACCGATACATTGTTTGCCAAGATGCAGGTGACCGTCGGGCAGGCGATGACACGCCTGCAGACGGAGGTTCTGAAGTACGTTGGCGAGACTGATCAAGCTACGGGCGCGAGTGCGAAGCTGTCGGAGGGCATCGTTTACGTTGCCGAGCACCTTGATCAGATCGTGAAAATCAGTGCGTCGGTCGCGGCGGGCCGCCTCGGTGTGTATTTCTTGCAAACCGCGATCGCGGTCAGCAAGTCGGCCGTTGCGTGGAACGCTGAGCGTCAAGCGCTGGTTGCTAAAGCACAGGCGGAAAACGCTGCGGCGCTAGTGACGATCGCGCGCGCGCAGAGCGATCGCGACGCGGCGGTGGCGAAGCTGCAGAACGCGCAGGCTGCGGAGGTCGCGGCGGCGGCCGAGTTGGCCGGTATGCGGGCGATGCGGGAAAGCCTCGCGATGCAATCGGCATTGACGGCCGGCTCGATCCAGTACACGCAGGCGAAGCTCGCCGAGGCGCGAGCGATCGAGGCGAGCGCAGTGGCGCACGTCGCGACAGCGCGGTCGAGTCTGGCGAACAGTCAGGAAATCGGCGCTCGAATCATCGGCACTCCGTACGGCGCGGTGATCGCGCGCGAGGCGGCGGCGGCACAGCGTGAGCTGGAGCGGGCCGAGGCGTCGCTGGCGCTGGCGCAGCAGCGTCGCGTGGCGTTGGAGGCTGCTGCCGTCAAGGGTACGGTCGATCAGACACGGTATGCGGCGGCGCTGGCCGAAACCGAGAAGGGGCTCGCGGTCGCTGAGCGCGAGGTCGCGG